TCTGAGCCTGCTGCATTTGGAAGACGTACTGGGACTGGTATTTCTGAAGGCGAGCCTGAAACGCTTCGTCGCTCTGGAGGCGCTGGGAAACGTCGGGCTGCTGCACATACTGCTGTATGACCTGCATTGCGACCTGAGCCCCGTTAGGACGGGCTCCGACCTCAATGCCAGCGTAAATCTTGGACAGATCGTCGGTGACCTGCTTGACGATCTGCTGCTGGGCCTCTTGAGCGGGCTGGAGGACGCTATCAGCCAGTAGGGGGTTAACCGCCGCCGCCATCACCTCCAGCATCCGGTCCACGTTGATGCGACCATTGCGGTCGAACTGGAGGAGGCTGACGAACTGGTTGAGCTGCGCCTCAAGGGTCTCGGGATCGGTCGTCAGGACATCGAAGTTGATGTTGATGTCGAAGTTCTCATTCGGATCGCCGCGACCAAAGCGCACCGGATCGGGATTTCCCGTTACGCGGAAGAACACCTGCTCGGGACCAAACCGCTGATAGCACTTGTAGGTCATCCGCAGAACGTCCCTTACGTGAGTCAGGAACTTATCTACGAAGAACTGCTGGCGGATGCGGGACATCGGGTTCTGGTGGTCCAAACCCATAAGACGGTCGGCCTGCTCAATCTGCGTGCGCTCCATTTCCACGCTGCCGGGGTTGTAGGCAGGAGTAGGCCCAAACTGAATCTCGCCCATCCGGCGATAGGCGACCTTAACTCCCGGCCCCCATTCAGGCGCAGGCGTTCCCGCGGGGTACATAATGGCGGGAAGGGTGGCATAGCTGTTGCGGTCGATGCGGCTGTCGCGCTCAACCTTCACCTGCCATTGGATGCCGCGTAGTTGCTCGGGCACCGTGGCAAGCTCGTAGAGACGTTTGTTGTCCTCGCCCAGCTTGGTGACGACAAAGGGGTAGTCGTCGTACCCGTTGAGCAGTTCGTGCTTCGCAAACTTCGGCTCCTCGGAGGTTCCGTAGTAGTTGTTGTGGAAGACGGTGCAGTAGATGCCTTCGGACTTGTCTTCCTCGGAAATCAGCCGCTGATAGCAGTAGATGACCTCGTAAAGTTCAGTCGTCTGCTCCTGCGCGATGCGGGTGTACGAGGTATTCGTCCGGGGATCGTTCATATCCACGGAAGTCACCTGCATCTCAATGATCTTGTCCGCCCATTCGGAGTCCCAACCCTCAGTAGCCACCTTGTTCTTGATCTCCTGCGCGGTCATCAGCACGCGCCAGAAGCAATAAGGGGCCTTCTGTGGGTCAGTAGTGTAGGCGGGGAAGAAAACATCCCCATCAGGAGCCAAAGCAGCTACCTTGGGGCAGTTAACCGACTGCCGGACCACCGGAAACTCGGCAGAACCCTCTTTCCGCAGCTCCTTCAGAGCCTTCTTTGCCCGCTTGTCGGTTAGATTGTCGAACTGACCCTTGAGAAGCTGAATCACCTGCTCATCCGACTTCCCATCGAGGATGATCTGGGCCAGATCGGGGCTCACCTGAGCAATCTGAGCCAAATCCAAACGCTGAAGGAAGGTGCGGTTCTCCTTCTGCCACCCAATGTAGGTGACCATAATCCCCCGCTCCAACAGGTAGTTGGCACCCAGCTCCATCTGACGCTTAAAGTCAGGGATGTAGGAGGCCACCATCCACTTGAGGAAGGCACTCACCACCCGCGCCCGACCCAGATCGTCTATTTCGATGGGGTACGCCCGGATGTGCGCCCGATTGAGCGCAGACATAAACAGCGCAACATAGGTGTTGATACGCTCGTCGATGACTTGCACCTCCGAATCCGCCGCCCCTTCGAAGGGGAAGGCGTCGCTCCCGTGCTTACGCAAGTCCTTGGACTTTCCCGGCCAGATGTTTCGGCGGTAGTCATAAGAATCGCGGGTACTCTGCAAGTACCAGTCCAGATCGTTGATCGTCGTGTCGTAGGCGTTCTTCAGCGCGGCGACATTGGGAACCGCCCGGACGTAGGTCAGGGCTTCATTAAGGTCATTAGTTTGCATTCAGTTTGCGCTGGAGATTCTGGACGATTGTATACGCAACGCCCTTGTGCGCCCCTATTTTGTCAGCCAGCAGTTCTGGGTTGATTGGCTGGTACTGAGCCGTGAGGGTACGGGTCAAAATCTCAAACCCCAGCAGACGGTCCATCTGCTCGGCCTGCCATACGGGGTTTAGGGTGATGTCACCTTCCGAGGGCTTCATAGCGGTAGGTGGTGCCGTTCTTGTCGGTGATGACATCGACATAGATCGGTTTACCAATCAGCTTATCACAATCGCGGGGTCGGACGGCTACGGGAACCAGAGGCTTGTCCTTCTCCATTAGGCAATAAACCCAATGCGGATTGGGAGCGCGGCGAATCACCCGCATCTGCAAACGCTTCGGCACAGCCTCGGGGACAGCTACAGCCAGTCGGAGTTTCTCCGCTCCTTCCTCCGTAAAGAACTTCCGACCCTCCACGGTCAGGTACTCCCCTTCCGCCAGACGCTCATCCCTCAGCTTGGCTAATTGGAACTTGGTGATGCCAAGTTCCGTACACAGGTCATTGAATGCGATCATCAGTAGGCCCTTCCAGTCGGTTTAATGGTTCGAAGTGAGTTGGGGTCGATAAAGCGTATCCCCGCCACCGCCGCATAGCGAATGCAGTCGATGGGGTCTTTCCACGCCTCGTCCTGCCCACCATCCGCCGTGTATTCCTGAAAGGCTTGGATGATGTTCTCGCAGCGGTCCGAGATGTAGAGGTGAGGCCGATTCAGGGAATCGACCGGAGCCTTCTTGTTGTACGAAAGCTTGGTCTGGATGGCCTGCAATCCATCCTCGATGTCCAAGCCGGGGGCTGGGAGGAATACTAGCCCCGCATCCTCAAGGTCCGCCATAACGGACGATACGCCGGTTTGCGTCTGATATTTGGCTGCACCTAACCGAGGGTCGATCAGTCGTTCAAAGATTGAGTCGTTCGTATCCGACTCCATCCCGGTGATGAGATCGACGTAATCGCGGATGCCATAACCCAGACCCTTAGACCCCTCTCCGCCAATCCACTTACCCCCGTGCCATCTGGCCCACTCCCCGACATTCACATCCGGCCATTCCCGATAAATCCACCACGTATCCGACTGGTCCACGGCAATCCACGCCATAAACCAGTTCTTCCGTCCAGCAGGGTCGAGGATCAGATACTTGGTCGTTCCCTTCAGGTTGATCGACTCGTGGGCTACGACGTTCAGGTCTCGGCTGAAGTTGGGGAACTTCGTGCTGACTGACTTCGTAGGAACTCCGTAAGCGCGGGTAAGGATTTCGGCCTCCGGGCGTCCTTGGAGGTCCTTTGCTATGCGATCATAGCCCCCGAATGGATTGTCTTTGCTGTGAAAGTAAATAATTCCGGCGTCGCGAGTAACGCTGTGTTGAACAAACGGAACATTCCGATTGTTCAGTAGTTCCGCAGACTTGTGCTCAACAGTTTTGGCTCCGGCCAGATAATCCCTAACAACTTCAGTCCAGCCGTCGAGGGGCGTAAAGGTAACCAACAACTTTGCGTTTCTAGTAGCCAAACGAAACCGAAGCGTATTGAGAAGCTCGGGCCCAATCAGATACTCGTCGCACCACGCTCCGATATTGGTCCATACGGGGTCCTTGGACCCTAACTCCGCGCCTTCCAGAATCGTATCGTTATTCAGATACTGGGAGTAGGTCTTAAAGATTACGTGGCTTTTGTTGGGCAGAATAAAGCTACTTTTGCTAAAGCCGTTTTTGCGGGTGTACGAAATATTGGTCTGCTCCCCTAGGGTCTTTTTTCTAAGCTCTTCTGGAAGCGCATCCCAAACGTAGTTCTGCTGCTGGCGAACCGAAACATCGGCGTTCTGAGCAAAACACATCACTACTGAGCCCGGATTCTCAATTGCTGCGCGAACAATTGTCAGAGCTGCGTAAAAACTTTTAGAGCTTCTGTTCCCGCCGAGTACGATGACTTCATTGAATTTATCAAAAAGTTCATCGGCTGTTTTCCAATGCGGTAAACGGAAGCCGTACCGATAGGGGTCACGCTCGGCGTTTTCAATGGCGGCGTGATAAAGCTCCCAGAGCTGCTTGAGCTGCTCTGGGTCCATCCGAGACACCTCATCGTCAGTCGGAGGATTTAGAAGTTCGTGCTTCTTCCAATTCACAAATTCCTAGTTGCTTAATTTTCTCGGCCCGCCACGCAATCGCCGACTCCAAGTGCTTTCGGTAAGTCGAGTAGTGCTTACCTTTAAGCGTTATGCTGCTCTTGTACGTGTCGTACCCGTTCTTTTTAAGAAAGTAAATCCCTATCGGCAGGTGGCTGTTTTTCCCTAGGGAGTAGCGCCGGTTAAGGCCATTGATTGAGCTAGAGACGTTCCGAATATTGCACCAACGGTTGTCGTCGCGCTTGCCGTTGATGTGGTCTATCACGTCGGGCCACGTTCCGGTGACCAAGAAATATGCGAGCCTATGAGCGCGGATCAGATAGTTCTTACCTTGAAACTTGGTCGATACGATCCGATATCCGCTGTCGTTTTTTGCCGGGCATATCCGACCCATTGGCGAGAGAACCTGTCCCCGCGGCGACCGCCTTTCAATGGTTTGACGAATATCCCCGGTTTCCTTGTCGTACGAAAAACTAGAGGCCAGCCAGTTTTCGAGTTCTTTGGAGTAGGTAGCTTTGTTGATCATCCCAACAGACTTACCCCAACGTGGATACACGGTCAAGTCCATTGTTAAAGGAAAGCCTCGTTTTCTTTAATGCCGGAAATCGCAATTAAAGGAAAGCCTACTTTGCTTGTCGTATCTCCAGCTTCCATCGCCAGAAGCCTATGGTGCAGGACCAGTACCCACCCTCGGTAAAGGAGTACTGACCGTAATGGCGCTTCCCCGTAGACACATCCGTCCACGACGAAGTGACTATCGTCTTGGTAAGCCAAAGGCCAAAGACGGGTCTGCTGCTAGGCAAGAAAGAGACTCTCATATTACGCCCTCGTTTCCATTTTCTGGATGTTGAAAAAACCCCCCAGCCTTTTCAACACGCCTCCACGGGTTTAGCCACCACTTCCACGCTGCTGGCCTTTAGCTTGGCCCTAGCTTCCTCAATGGCCTTCATCGCATCCTCCAAGCTAGGCGCGGCACCCTTGTGCTCCACCACCACCTTGTTCTCCCCCAGAGCTGCAAGGAACTTGTCATTAGCTATGCCCCAAGGGATAGCCAAATCCCGGATGTTGGTCCGCGCCAACTGCTCAGGGTCTTCTGCCAACTGCCGCATCTTCTCCTTCTGCAAGAGTCTCAAGCCCTCCGCAATCTCCAGCGCATCCTGCGCCAACTCTCGCCGCCTATCCTCCAAGACCATCTGATGCCGCGCCTTTAGCCGACTAATGGTCTCCCACTTCATCCCCAGCTCCTCCCTGATCTTCCCAAAGGAACACCCCTCCGCCAACATCTCCAAAGCTTTGACGGCCTTAGCCGGGTCCCGCCTTTCCAAGTAGTTCCCCTCAGCCTCCCCAAACTTAGCAATCTCCACCGCCATCTCACTAACAGGCTTTCTAGCCCGTTTAGCGCGTTCTTTGGTCATCGGGCTATGCTGGTATGCCCCAAGGGCTCAAATCAAGCCTAATCGCACAGGGCGGCTTTTAGGGACATATTGGGAATTTTTTAAAAGGGGTTAGTGGAGCAATCCCAATTTACCCACCACCCCCCCTCGCGACCCCCTCCCCCCCCCAATTGGAATGAGGTGATCACCCTAGGGGTAGAACTAGGGGGAATACCCTGAGCACAAGTGTGAGTAGCAACACCTGCGCGGGCGGCGTGTGGTTAAGGGGGGAAAGGGTTGCGCCAGCCGTTGCGCCAGCCATTGCCCGGCTCACTCCCTTGCCTGACCCTGACCTTGACCCTAGCCTTGACCCTGACCTTGGGTGTTCTCTCTTACGGTCCCTTTCCCGTCCCTTTGCTTTGAGGGAATAGGGCCTTTGGAGGTTTAGGTTGCGGGGATTCGGATTGCGGGGAGCCAGTTCCTTTCAAATACGTGTTTCTACTTATTGCGTTTACGCGCTCGCTTCTGGTATCTTGTCGGCGCGCTTGGGATACCCGAGCCGAAACAAAACAAAGAAATGCAAACCAAAGTAACACTCGCCGAGGCTTTCGCCGAGGCTAAGTCACGGCAAACGCCTTGGACTCCGGCTGACGAGTCACGGCTTGAGTCCAAGAGGGAACGCGAACGCCTTGCGCGGATCGCCTTTGAAGCTTCGCGGCAGCAATCGGAGGAAGCCGAGGAAGTGGAGGGCGAAGAATGAAACACGATACCGAAACCGTCACCCTTGCCGATGTCCTGCTTTATGTCCTGCTGATTGCGGGACTCGGCTTGGGCCTTGCCTATGCTTTCTGAAACCCTTTGTTAGTTAACCAGAAACAAAAGACCATATGTTCAGCAACTACTTAGACCGCATAAGCTACGGGAAGACAGGATTAAACATTATTCGCCCCAAGGGCATTTATCAGCGGGCGGGTAGCCGGGTCCTTTGCGCGGACGGGAAAATCCGGGCCTTAGCACACTTGAAAGACAGTCCCGACACCTACTTTTCAATTCCCGCGGCGATTGTTGCGGGGAAAAAGTATGTCTCCGGGTACGTGACCACCGAGGAAGACGAAAGCGGGAACGCCGCCTTTGCCTTTCGGGCGCACACGAAAACGGGGTTTGTCCGCTGGCCGGATAAATTCACTCCCGAACATAATGCTTTAGTTGCTAAGGCCCATTAACCCTTTGTCAGTTAACCATAAACAAAACCAGAAATGAAAATCACGTTAACCGAATCCGAGTTCGTCAATCGCTTCCTTGCTATCCGTCCAGATAACTTTTCCATCGAGGGATTGCGGGCCTTATTCGATTACTTGGGCGAGCTTGAGCGCGAAGCCGAGGACGAAACGGAGTTTGATCCTATCGGCATTTGCTGCGATTGGACGGAGTACGAGACCGCGACCGAGGCTTGCGCGGACTTTGGACACGCCGAGGAAGACCCGGAGAAGGCCCTTGAATGGCTTAGGGACCGAACGCAGGTTGTCGGCCCGGGTAACTCGGATGACGAGGTGTCGGCAAGCGTCCTTGTCCTTAACTTCTAAGCATATGCAAATAAACACACCTTCGGATTTCGGACGCGCCTTGAAGCAAGGGCCCTTTGCGTGGCCCGGAGGCTATCCGCTTTATTTCGTTTGTTCGGACGGCGAGGCCCTTAGCTTTGACGCTGCTCGGAAAAACGCTTCCTGCATTACTAACGCTTTGCGCGACCCTTGGGACAAAAGTGGGTGGCGAGTAATAGGCGCGGAAGTTAATTGGGAAGACCCAAGCCTCACTTGCGCGCATACCGGGAAACCAATTGAAGCCGCCTACCTATGAAAATCGCGCAAATCTATCGGGAAAACGCGCCTTGCGTTTTCGGGGTATGGCAAGGCTCGCGCACGTTCGGAATCCCTCCGCTTGCTACGTTCGCCAGCGAAGCCGAGGCCCAAAGCTACCGGGCCCGTTGCCTTAGCCTTCCCCGCGACACTTGCAAAGCCTTAGAAAGCGAGGCTTGCGCGGTTTTGGTACGCAACGGCGGCGGAGCGCGGGCCCGCAAGTTACTTGCCGACGCCTTGCGTGCTTGGAGGCGTTTCGGGGATCACGAAAGGGCGAAGTGGCTTGTTAGACACGCTTCCTTTGTAGTGGGGGAGGTCCGCCGATGAAAAAAGGCGATTTCGTGACCACCGCCGCGTGGCTTGTCGTTTGCGCGGCCTTCCTTTTGTACGGCCTCGGCCTCGCCATTTTGGGCTAACCCAAGCCAAGCCAACCCAAGCCTCCCCTTCGCTGGGGAGGTTTTTTTGCGCCTATTTGCGGCGATCCGGGCTTTCCCTTGCGCGTTTCCTTGGCTTTTGCGGGGCGCGGTGAACGCCGGGGGTGTCACGGTAGCCGCAAATGGTCAAAGTGGCTAGAATCGCAAGGAAAGGCCATTTCCTGCGATTTCTGGAATTGGGGGGCTTTACCCAACCTAATTCTGGGGGCTTTACCCTAGGCAGGCCCTGTGCGTAGCAATACCCGGGGAAGAGGCTTGCCGGGCGCGCGCCTATTGGGGAAAACCGCCTTAAAGGGCAAATCCCCCTTAAAGGACAAATCCGCCTTAAAGGGCGAATCCCCGGCAAATAAATCGAGTAAATCTACTAAAATGCCCGAATCCCAACTCCTGATCCTGTTCCTTGCTATCGTCCAAATGGAATCCAGCGGCGACCTGAACGCCCGCAACGGCTCCGCTGTAGGCCCGGCCCAAATCCAGCCAGCCGTAGTTAAGGACATTCAAAGCTGGGGCCATAAAGCCTCCTTAAAGGACCGATCCACCCTTGATGGCAGCTTCCGCTTGTTCGTGCTCTACACGGACCGCTGGGTGGCGCGGCACCGGCTACCCGACACGCCGCAAACCCGGGCCAACATCTGGAGGCACGGGCCTAACTCCAAATATGCCTTAAAGGGCATATCCACCAAATATGCCTTAAAGGTGCAATCACTGGTGAAGGATCCAAGTCTCGGTTGGGCTCACCCTAACAGCCGTAAATGGCTGGCTGACCGAGGGAAGCGTGACCTGAGACGCTAGGTTGATCGCTACTTTCTTGGCTGGGATTCCGCTTAAAACCTTCACCTTCTTAGAACTTTCTTCAAACATATCTAGCTGGTCTTCAGGTGTTTGCACGCTTAAAGGCAAAATCACGCATCTAAAGCTTGATGTCAACCGTCTGTATGGTAAGGTCTCGTTATCAGGTGTGTGCCTGAGAAATCTATTTCGCCCGACTGATCCTCGGGTGGGTTGTTCAAGCAATGGCCCGTCAAGCACACACTTGGCGGGCCTTTTGCTTGTGACAACAACCTACTCAACAGATGTGTGTGCTGGCCGTGAGCCGTTTATTCCGGCTTGGCTGTTCGACCTCGGGCTTACCCCGCAAGAAGGCTGGGTGCTCGCCTACCTCTGGCGCTGCCGCAACGCGCAGACGGGCCTATGCAACCCTGCATCCGCGACGATTGCTGAGAAGGCTAATCTCTCGGTGCGGGCGGTCTTTGCCGCCCTTAAGTCCTTAAAGGACAAAGG